ACTTGCATCTTAGGAGCAAACCAAGGATACTTCATCTCTGGATGTTCAAATACACCCTTCTTAATCATAACCCAACCAAAACCAGTATAATCAACAGTAAAAGGCTTCTTCCTCTTAGAAATACCATCTACCATCTCATGATTCATGACTCCACCATTATTACGGAAATCATCTTCATCTAACCAATGAGCTACTGATGTAGTCTTACCATCTTCTGTAGAGTACCAACCAGCTGCGATCTTCCTTTCCTTCTCTTCATCAACAGAAGTAGTCACAACATCCTTACCTTCCTCATCCTGAGTAGTAGTGGTAGTAACACTGTCTGCTGGTAGGGCTAGATCACATAATTGCCAGAACTTCTCACTATTAAAGATAATATCACTATCAATCCATAACTGATAATCATATTGTAACTTACCATCCCAAGGTATCTGATCAGGTCCTCTTAATACATTAGCCCCTAGACACTTACAACGTGCAAAGTTAACCATAGAAGAGTAGTCCTGAGAGATCTGAATACTCATCTGGTTCTGAACTAAGTCAAAACATAATTGAACAAAGTTCTTTAAAAACTGATAAGAGACTCCCCTACCTGGTAAACAGAATACAATTCCCTTACCCCTCCATCGTGCTTTAATTGCATCATAATCCCATTCTGGTCCTTGTTTCTTAGACTTGGGAGTAGATGCCTTAACAGTAAATCCTTTTGCCATTAATTAAGACTCCATTTCACTTATCATTTTAACAGTTTATTTAGAAGATGTCAATGAGAACCTTATGTCGTATTAACTCATCTTATAGTATTGTTTTCCACCACTATCTTCTTCTAAATCAGATATTCTAAAAGTCACCATCTTATCCCAGGGAGTATGAGTATCAAAAAGAACAGCAGCCTTATCACCACTAATCCTCTGAACAAATCCCCTATACCCTCTATAAATGGAAGTTTCCTTACTTACAATAACAGTAGTTCCTGGAAGTATCATTAACAAGAATGCTCTTCACTAGTACACATACCAGTAACACCTTCATAGGAGATACCATTAACTCCTTTATGTTGTAACATCCAATATTGAAATTCACCTTCATCAAGGTTATGATGTATACACTCATCATGTAAGTATATGTGGTAAACCTTATCAGCTGAAAAATTTTCGGTGGGAATTTTTTTCATTGATTTGTTTTCTTTTTGTTTTTATATATGAGGAATAAAACTACCAATATGGAGATAAGAATCACTACATCAGCATATACAATTAACTTCAATCCACCTACTATCATTATCCCCAATAGAACGAAGAAAATAAACTTAGGTATAAAGAAGAGTAACTCCAACATAGATCTCAGAAAATTTTTATGGAAGTTTTTTTATATAGAACAGAGGAGTAGACTTTTGTAGGTTAGGGACTTATGGTTTTTTCGAATCAGGCTTCACAAATCCCCAAGGCATCACAATCCTCTAATTATACTGTCCTTTCAGTATAACTGTCAAGTACACATTTAACACTATGTAATAAGAAAGAGGGGAGTATTAGTCCCCTCTAAGTATATCATAGTGCTGTATCTGTGGTCTCTACAATATCATCGAGAACTGCTAAAATGTCATTACCATTGTTAGCATTTTCTAGAAGGAATAGAGCGAATGTTTTAGACATAAGGTCCAATGAATTTGACTCTTATATAATACATCATTTTGGACCTTGTGGGGAGAATAGTAGACACTTTGTTGACTGTCCCCTACTAATTAACACTTAGTGCTGTAACTGTTTGTATCACATAAGAACCTGAACTATCGGTTCTGGTTTATACTTATACACTGTAATTCTACCATACATTGTTTACACTGTCTATGGTAATCTTACAGTATATTACTTATAAGATATCTGTATATTATGAAAATCTCTTATACTGTATTTTCTAATATCCTGTCAGTCTTATATAAACCCCCTTGACATTTCTGTGGGTTTCTGATAGACTGCAGGCAAAGATCACTACAAGATATCACCTTTCTCTGATGAATTACAAGACCTTTCTATTACATTTAGAGACATATTATACAGACCTTCTATTCATCTTATCAGTGCTAATCAGTGGGGTGTTTGTGATACTTCTTATATAAGATTTCCACACTGTTTTACACATAGTATTCCACAGTTTATTATACATATTCCACACATTTACCCTACTTTTCCACATTTATTCCACAGATCTACAAATCACTCATATACATTTAAAAATACATTTAAAATACTAATTTAACCTTATTTCACCTATTTACAGTATCAAACTATACAAAACCTATCAAACCTTATGTGTTACTTAGTACTACCATCTGCTCTCCTTATAGTGTTAGTTTCGACCTATTATACCATTAAAAAAATGAGGCGCTAACCCCTAAAAAT